GTTTCCAGCGCTCACAGGCGGACAACTCCGCCCCTGATTCCTCCCCCCTCGCCACCGCGCAAATCGTCTTCACCACCGGTGCGGGCGTGAAGTGCTTTGACTGGTTCCGCGACCGGGCCTATGTCGAAGAACTGGTGGTGGAAGAGGGCGCTATCCGCTTGGATCGTCTGCGCCGGGGGGGCGCCGCTCCTGAACACCCACAGCCAGTGGAGCCTCGAGGCCCAGCTCGGCGTGGTCGAAAACCCCATCATTCAAAACGGCCAAGGCACCTGCAGCGCGACCTTCTCGCGCCGTGAGTCGGTGGCTGGCTACGTGCAAGACGTGGCTGACGGAATCATCCGCAATGTGTCGGTGGGCTATGTGCGCCATCGCATCGAGATGGTGGCCCCAGCGAACGAGGGCGAGCTGTGGCGTTACCGCGTGGTCGATTGGGAACCTTACGAGGTCTCCCTGGTGCCCATCCCCGCCGACATGGACAGCCAGATCCGCTCCGGTGCTGGTGCTGCTGGTGCGACTTCTGCCCCTGGCGCCGATGGCGCAGCCCCCTCAGACCAGGCCTTCCAGCTTCGCACCTTCCCCTGCGAGTTCATCGAGACCCGCGCCCATTCCCTGCCCACGGTGGGCCTCTCCGCCGAAACCCAAACCCGAAAGGATTCCTCCATGCCTCAGAGCACTGATGCCGGCGGCAGCACCGCCACGGCCCCCGCTTCTTCGTCCTCCTCGTCCGCAGCCCCTGAAGCCGGCACCGTCGCTCAGCGCAGCCAGGCTGATGCCGCAGCTCAAGCAGCCATTGCCGCAGCTTCTGCCGCCGCCGACATCACCGATCTCTGTGCCCGCCATGGTGTGGCCCACCTGGCCGCTGGCCTGATTCGCTCGGGCAACTCGGTGGAGCAGGCCCGCAGCTCGGTGCTCGATGAGCTGGCCCGCCGCGACGCGGCCAGCGGTGGCCACCGAAATGTCCAGGGCGGGCAGGGCGGCCAGATCCAAACCGTGCGCGATGAGATGCAAACCCGCATGGCCGGCATCGAGCAGGCCATCTTGCACCGCGTCGCTGCGCAAACCCAGTTGGACGACAACGGTCGCCAGTACCGGGGCATGAGCCTGCTAGAGCTGGGCCGCGACTTCCTGGAGGGCCACGGCGTCAGCACCCGCGGCATGGACCGCCTGACGCTCGCCACCCGCATGCTGCACTTCCGAGCCGGTGGCATGAACACCACCAGCGACTTTCCGTCGCTGTTTGCCAACGTGGCCAACAAGCGCCTGCGCAGTGCCTACGACGAGAACCCCGGCACCTATGCGCTCTGGGCCCGCCGCGCCCCCAATGCGCCCGACTTCAAGAACATCACGATCACCGCGCTCTCGGCCGCCCCCGACCTGCTGCGCACCAATGAACACGGCGAATTCAAGTACGGCTCGATGAAGGACGGCGCCGAGTCCTACCAGGTGCTGACCTATGGCCGCATCGTGTCCCTGTCGCGCCAGGCCATCATCAACGACGACCTGCGGGCCTTTGACCGCCTGGTGAGCGCCTTCGGCTTTGCCGCCCGACGTCTGGAGAACCGTCTCGTCTACGCCCAGCTCACGGCCAATGCGGCGCTGTCTGACGGCACCACGCTCTTCCACGCGGATCACGGCAACCTGGGCACCGGTGCTGGCAGCGCTCTGCAGTTCACAGCCCTGTCGGCCGGCCGCACCGCCATGCGCCTGCAAAAGGGCCTGGCCGGTGAAGAGCTGGGCATCGCGCCGAGCTACCTCATCGTGCCCGCGTCCCTCGAGCAGACCGCCTATCAGCTCACCAGCAGCAACTACGTGCCGGCCCGCCAGGCAGATGTGAACGAGTTCCGCAGCGGCGGCCGCACCTCGCTGGAGCCCATCGTCGAGCCCCTGCTGGACGGCAACAGCACCACCGCCTGGTACCTGGCTGCGAGCAATGCGCAGGTCGACACGGTGGAGTACTGCTACCTGGACGGCGCCGAAGGCCCGGTGATCGAGACCGAGGTGGGCTTTGAGAGCGACGGCGTTTCCTACAAGTGCCGCGAAGACTTCGCCGCCAAGGCCATCGAGCACCGAGGCCTCTACAAGGCGGCCGGCGGTTAAAGCGCCCAACACCTCACCCAACCCTCCATCCCTTCAGGAGACCCTCCAATGAAAAACTTCATCCAGTCCGGCGACACCGTGCCCCTGCCGGCCCCCTATGCCGTCAACGGCGGCGACGGCCTGCAGGTCGGCGCACTGTTTGGCGTGGCCACCAGCGCAGCCGCGGCCGGCGCCTCGGTCGAGACCAACCTGATCGGCGTCTATGACCTGAACGCCCTGAGCGCCGATGTGGGCGCGGCCGGCACCAAGGCGTACTGGGACAACGCCAACCGCCGCGTCACGGTGACGGCCGCGGGCAACGCCCTGATCGGTGCGCTGCTCTCGCCCAAGGCGGCCAACGAGACCACGGCCCGCGTGCGCCTGAGTGGCGTCGCCGTCTGAGCCCGCTCTGACACCAACCAGATCTGACCAGGTGACCAGCGCCATGCCCAAACCCTTCGCCCTCCTGGAGGCCCGCACTGCAGCCGCCGCATTCCGCCGGCTGTCGAACTGTGCCGCCTTCATAGAGAACGTTGCGGTGGACGCCATCTTTGCCAACGGCTATGCCGCTGGCCAGGTTGGCGCCCTGGGCATGGCCTCGTCACAACCGGCACTCGCCCTGCCCACGGTCCAGGTCCCTGCCAACCCGGTGGGCCTGCGCGTGACGGTCGACGGCCAGGCCTACCTCATCGCCGATGCCCGCAACGACGGCACCGGAGAAACCCACCTGCTGCTGGAGCTGGCATGAACAACGCGCCCACCCCCACTACCGCAACGATCTTTCTTCAGGCCGTGCAAGCCATGGTCACCACCCTGCAGGCCTCCCCTGCAGTGGCCCCCAAGGTGTACCGCACCCGGCTGCGCCCCTTGAGCCAGCAAGACAGCACCGCCGTGGTGGTGCGCCTGGCGGGCTCAGACCCCGACACCTCGGTGGGGCAGGGCGCGGTCCTGGTCTGGGGCACGGCCGTCTCGGTCGAGTGCTACGCCCGGGGCAACACCCTGGCCCCGGCCGATGAGGCCGTGGACGACCTGCTGGCCCGGGTCTACACCCGACTGCAGCAGGACCCGAGCCTGGGCGGTGTGGCCGGTGGCGTCACCCCCCACAGCTTGAGCGTGGACTACGACGTGGACGGCGATCAGACCGCCTGCGCCACGGTGACCCTCTTGGTGCGTCACGCCAGCGCCCCGGCCTCGGTCCAGCCTTTCTAACCCCCGTCTACCCCTCCCACTTCCTCACCTCTTACCCTCAAAGGAGCCCCACCATGGGACAAGCCATCTTCTGGAGCAACGTCGGCATTGACGTGCAAACCGGCCTGGGTGCCGCCATTACCCTGGTCAGCATCAGCAAGGCCGCCACCGGCGTGGCCAAGTACTCGGGCGCGGTCGACCCGAACGTGGGCGACATCATCCTGATGGCCGCCCAGGGCATGTACCAGGTCGACAAGCGCCTGTTCCGCATTGCCAACGTGAACCCGGCCACCAAGACCTTCGAGCTGGAAAACGAAGACACCAGCACCTACGACAGCCTGGTGGCCGGCAGCTTCCAGGTCGTCACCTTTGGCGCGAGCTTTGCCACCGTGCAAAGCGTGAACGTGTCGGGTGGTGACCCGGAGTTTGCGGACGTCACCACCATCCACGACAACGTGCGCAAGCGCGTGCCCACCATCGTGAGCCCGCTGTCGTTCGGCATGGACAACATCTTTGATCTGTCCGATCCGGGCTTTGTGGAATGCAACAAGGCCTACAAGGCCAAGAGCATGCGGGCCGTGCGCCTGCGCTTTGGCACGGGCGCCAAGATGCTCTTGCTGGGCTACGTGGCCGCTGCCGGCGTGCCCACCGGCCAGGCCCAGGGCGTGGTGCAAACCAAGGTCTCGATCGAGGCCCAGAACATGCCCACGGTGTACCCGAACTGATCACCTCATCAGTCGCTCTAGCCCCCGCGCAGGGCCAGTCCCTGCGCTCCCATCCTCCCCCTCATCGCTTCTTCATCATGAACCCGACCGCCATTGCCTCCGCTGCTGCCACTGTTGCTGCCGCTGCCATCCCCTTCACCTTCGACCTGCCCGCCACCTTCTGGATCGACGTCACCCTGACCACCCCGGGCACCCAGCCCGACCAGGTGCTGCCTCTGGAATTCAAGTACCGCACCCGCGAAGAGATGGAGGCCCTGCCTGCTGACATCGAGGGCAAGACCGATGCCGAGATCTTGGGTTTGTTGATCAACGACTGGAAGGCCCCGGGCCGGCCCTTTACTCCTGAGAACGTGCAGCTCCTGATCAGCCGCTTCCACCGGGCTCCGCGCGAGATCTTCGATGCCTACCGCGACGCGCACTGGAACAGCAAGGCCCGCGCAAAAAACTAAAGGACTGCGCCCGCGTCCTGGTGCGCGGAGCGCAGCCCCCCGATGAAGCCGCTGCCAGCCGCTTGGGCTTTGGCAAGCACCTCGCCCTTCTCCAGCAACTCACCGAGCCCCCGTCCCTGAATGTCTTTCCTGACAACCAGATCCCTCTGGCCATCTTCCGGCGCATGCAGTTTGCGTGGCGGGCACTCATGGGCCCGGACGGGGCGCTGCACTTCCTGGGCATGGACTGGTCCACGCTGCACCGCTACGAGCTCGCCTATGGGCTCGATGATGCCCAGCGCATCGACCTCTTCCAGTGCCTGGAAATGCTCGAAGCGGCCTGGCTGCAGGAAATGCACGCCTACCAGGCCGAGCACCGCAAAGCCCGTGGCTCCTGAAACGCGGGTCTGTGTTGAAGGGATGGCCCCATGACCAACCCCAACACCACCATCGTCCTGACCGCGGATGACCAGACCGCAGGTGCCCTGCAGGCCTTCACGGCCAATATGCGGGCCGCCCAGGCCCAGGCCGGGAACCTGGGGCAGGGCTTGGGCCAGGCCACCGCCCCCATGCAGCAGCTCGGGGCCTCGGCCGCGCAAACGGCAGCGGCCATGCGCATGGTGCCGGCCCAGGTCACCGACATCGTGGTCAGCCTGCAGGCCGGGCAGAAGCCGCTCACGGTGCTCATGCAGCAGGGCGGCCAGCTCAAGGACATGTTCGGCGGCGTGGGCAATGCCACCAAGGCGCTGGGCACTTACATCGGCGGGCTCATCACGCCCACCAACCTGGCCATTGCGGCGGTGGCGGGCCTGGGCCTGGCCTATTACCAAGGCAGCCAAGAGGCATCCGCCTTCCAGAAGGCCATCACCCTCTCGGGCAATGCCGCCGGCGTGACTGCCGGTCAAATGCAAGACATGGCCCGCGGCCTGGCGGTCATGCAGGGCACGCAGTCCGCAGCGTCGGCCGCGCTCATCGAAATGGCCAGCACGGGCCGGGTGGCGGGTGAGAGCCTGCAAACCTACACCCGGTCGGCTCTGGACATGGAGCGGGCCGTGGGCACGTCGGTGGCCGAGACCGCCAAGGCCTTTGCGCAGCTCGGCGAAGCGCCCCTGCAGGCGTCGCTCAAGCTCAATGAGTCGACCAACTACCTGACGGTGGCGCTGTACAAGCAGATCAAGGCCTTGGAAGACCAGGGCAGGGCGACCGACGCGGCCAAGGTGGCGCAGGATGCGTTCTCGGCCATGACCGAGCAGCGGGCCCAGACCATTCTGCAAAACCTGGGCTACATCGAGCGCGGCTGGTTGGGCATCAAAGACGCCATCAAGTGGGCCGGCGACGCCATGATGGGCCTGGGCCGGCAGCCAACGGGCTCGGACCAGATCGCCACCTTGCAGGCCAACATTGCGGCCCGCCAGGAGCGCAACCGAAGCCTGGGCATTGCCGACGGCAAGGAAACCCAGCAACTGCAGGCCCAGCTCGCGGCCCTGCAGGCGACCGTCGCTGGCCAGGAGGCCAATGCGCGGGCTATTGCAGAAGGCAACGAGCGCCTCAAGGCCCGGGCCGCCTTCGATACCGAACAAGCCAAGTTCTTGAGCAACGAGCTCAAGATGCGCCAAGAAATCGCCAAGGTGCAGGCCCAGTACCAGGCGGCCGACGGTGAGATCAGCGCCAAAGAACGCGATGCCCTGATCCAGAACATCCGCGACAAGTACAAAGAAAAAACGCCCAGCACGGCAGCCGGCACCGGCGAGAACGAAGTCGCCCGCATCCGGGCCCTGATCAAGGAAGAAGAAACCCTCACGGCCCGCATCAAGGAACGCGGCATCGAGGGCGCCAAGCTCTCCGACAGCGAGAAGCTCGTCGCCCGCATCCAGGAGGACCTCAAGACCACCATCAGCGGCGTGGCCCGGGCCAACAAAGAAGCGGCCCTGGTCGAAGCCCAGCGCTACGTGCAGGTGCAGGCCAGCCGCACCGAGCAGGAGAAACAGGCCCAGGCCGTGGCCGACTCGCAAAAGGCCTATGACGCCCTGGTGGCCGACACCAAGAAAGCCACCGCCTCGATCGGTCAACAGGCCAGCGAGCTCGAAGCCGCCAATGCGGTCTGGGGCAAGGGCAAGACCGCGATCGAGGAATTCCGCCTCGAGCAGATGAAGCTGAAGCTCCAGGAGGCCGACAGCAGCGACTCGTTCCGCCCCGACTACGTGGCCGAACTCCGGGCCCAGGTGGCCGAGCAAGAACGCTTGCTGACCGCCAGCCGCGTGAAGGACTACAAGACCCTGGCTCAGGCCCAGGAGGAATACACCCGCAAGGTTGAAGAAGAGGCCCTGCTGTACACCGACGAGGTGGGCTTGCTCGGTCAAGCCACCCGCGAGCGCGAAAAGATCGTCGCGGTGCGCAAGGTCGAGCTCGAGCTGGCCAAGCAGCTCGCGGCGATTGATCGCTCGGGCGCCTCGGATGAGGACAAGGCCCGCCTCGTCGACCAGGCCCAGGCCGCAGCGGCGATTGCGCGCTCCACGGCTCTCGCCAAGTCCGAGCTCAACACGCTCACCGACATCATCAACTCGGTGGACCACACCGCGCAAAGCGTCTGGACCAATGTGTTCCAGGGCGGGCAGTCAGCGTTCGAGAAGATCGGCGCCACGATCAAGGCCAGTGTCCTGGACATGCTGTACCAGCTCACCATCCGGCGCTGGGTGGTCAGCATCTCGGCCAATGTGCTGGGTGGTCTGGGTGGTGTTGGCGGCATTGGTGGCGGGTTCAGTGGCCTGCTCAACCTGGCCGGCACGGCCTCTAACCTGTACGGCGGGGCCGGTCTCATCGGCAGCGGGGTGGGTGCACTCTTCGGCACCACGGCCGGCAACGCGGCCATGGGCGTGTCGATGGGCCTGGGGGCTGGCTCGTCGACTGCAGCTGCTGTGGCAGCAGCCCAGGCGGGCGGCATGGGCGCGGGCGCTGCTGGTGCAGCAGGCCTCGGGGCCTCCATCGGCTCGGCTATTCCCTACGTGGGCGCGGCCCTCGCCGCGTACTCGCTGCTCTCCGGTTTGAATGGCGGCGAGACCCGCTCCGGGGGGCAGTACGGCGTGGCTTACGACGGCCAGGTCAAAAACAACCGGCGCGACGAGGTCTACACCTACGAGGGCCAGCAGTACAACCGAGACAACAGCTTGCGCCCCGATGGCACGCGCAAGGCAGTCACCAATGGCCAGGCCTACCTGCTCGAGGCCGATGGCATGGGCGAGCGCGAAGATGCGACACGCAAGGCGGTGTCGAGCACGGCCGAGAGCATCAATGCCATGCTCAAGGGCCTGGGCAGCAAGGCCTATCTCACCGACTACCACGCGGGCCTCGAAACTTCGGGTAATGGGCGGGGCGGGGTGTTTGCGGGTGGCAGCCTGAACACGGGCGCCACGTTTGGGGAATCTGGCAAGGGCAGCAACTACTCGGGCACCCTGTACGAGACCAGCAGCACGCGCAGCCCCGACATGGCCACAGCGGTTGCCAACTTCACGCTGGACCTCAAACAGTCCACCATCCAGGCCCTGCAGGCCGCGCAAGACATCCCCCAGTCGATCGCAGCCAAGCTCAAAGACATCGATGCGGAAAAACTCAGCGATGACGAAGCCACCAAGCTCATCACCGAGATCAACAGCCAGATCGCGTCCGTCGAGGCCCTGCGCACCCTGGCAGGTGCTCTTCCGCTCAAGTCGCTCAAAGACCTCTCATTCGATGCTGCAGACGGTCTGATCACGCTTGCTGGCGGCATTGACGCCCTGAACCAGAAGATCAGCAGCTATTACGAGAACTTCTACACCCAGGACGAGCGCAACGCCCAGACCCTGGGCAATGTGAGTGCGGCCCTGCAAAGCGTGGGCCTGTCCACCCCCAAGACCCGCGAAGCCTTCCGCGCCCTGGTCGAAGCGCAAGACCTGAGCACCGAGTCCGGGCGCAAGGCCTACGCCACGCTCATGAACGTGGCCGACGCCTTTGCCAGCGTGACCCCCAGCGCCGAAGACGCCGCCAAGGCCACCCAGGCCAAGGCCGATGCCGACAAAGCCCAGGCCGAAGCCGAAGCTGAAGCCAAGAAGAAAGCCCTCCAAGCCGCCACAGACGCCGCCTATGCCTCCCTGGAACGCGCTCTCGCTTCCGAGAAAAACCGCCTCCAGGCCGCCAAGCAGGTGGCCCAGGAATCGGTCAACACCCTAGGCTCGCTGTTCAACACCCTGAAGGGGCACGTCACCGAGCTGTACAACGCGGTGGAGGCCACCCAGGCGCAAAGCGCCCGCGCGGGCCTGCAGTTCATCGACCAGGCGCTGGGCACTGCCCGCAGCACGGGCTACCTCCCGGACGCCACCAGCCTGAGCGACGCCATCACGGCCGCACGGTCTGGCCTGGACTCCAGCCAGTTCGGCTCGGCGTTTGAGCAGCAGCGGGCCCAGCTCACGCTCGCGGGCAAGCTGGCCGAACTGAAAGACCTCACGGGCACGCAAAAGACCCTGGCCGAGCAGCAGCTCGCCACGGCCGAGGATCAGCTCGCGAGCCTGGACAAGATTCTGTCGAACGCCAAGGACCAGGTCGACGCCTTGCGCGGCATCGACACCAGCGTGATCAGCGTGGGCCTGGCCCTGGAGAAGCTGGCCGGTGCCTTGCTCGGCGAGCAGGAGGGCAGCGCTACGGCCACGAAGCCCGGGGTGCAGGTCACGAATCCTGGGGCGCAGTTCACGGTGGGCGGTGGGGGCTCCGGTGGCGGTGCAGGCGGTGCCTCCTCGGGCACTTCGTCCGGTGGCTTCACTGTCGGCGGCGGTGGTGGCGGAGCATCCCCCTCCACCAAGTACAGCCGCGAAGTGAACCTGGGTGCCGGGGCCTTCACGGTGGGCATCACCGACCCCGCAGAGATCGCCCGTCTGGACGGCCTCTCCACCCTCGCGCAGAAGTTCACCGGCACGGGCAACGTGAAGGGCCTGCTCGAGGCCACCCAGGCCAGTGGCGCCACCTTGAGCGACCTGGCCACCGTCGCGGGCTTCCGCTACGAAGACCTGCTCAAGGCGGCGGAATCGGTGGGCGTGCCCCGCTTTGCGGTGGGCACCAACTACGTGCCCCAGGACATGCTGGCCCTGATCCATGAGGGCGAAGCCATCGTGCCCAAAGCCTACAACCCGGCCGCCCAGGGTCTGCCCCAGACCAGCAGCGGCACCGCCGAACTGCTCACCCGCCTGATCGCCGAGGTGCAGGCCCTGCGGGCTCAGACCGCCCAGCTCGAAGCCCAGGCCCGGCGCACTGCGGATGCCACCAATGGCAACCCCGAGGGCGGGGCCGTGCCCATGGCCCTGGTGGAGGACCACACCCAATGAATATCTTGGTTCCCTTGACGATCACCGAGGCCATGCTGGCCGACTGCAACATTGCCGAGCCCGCGGTCGGCGAAGTCGAATGGGTGTCTGGTGCGGCCTGCGCCCTGGGTGATCGCCGCATCCGCAAGGCCACGCACCGCATTTACGAATGCGTCAAAGCCGTGGCCGCGGGTCGCACGGTGCTGCCTGAGGTCGATGCCGAGTACTGGTTGGATGCGGGCCCCACCGCCCGTTGGGCGGCGTTTGACACCGAGGTCAGTACCCAGGGGCGCATCGCATCACCCCTGACCTATGTGCTGCGCCCGGGCTTCTTCAATGCAATTGCCTGCTACGGCCTGGACGGCGCCACGCTGTCGGTCACCGTCAAAGACAAGCCCGCCGGCACGGTGGTCTTCAGCAAGACCCTCGTCCTGCAGGA